ATGTGTTGTTAGTTTGAGATGATTTTTCTAATGTGTTGTTAGTTTGAGATGATTTTGTATTTTGTTTTAATTCGCTCGCCTTTTCGATACTTGATTGTCTTTCGTCACCACCCATACCAAAAAAACTCTTAGCACCCCCCCATATATTTGATACAGCGCTGACAGCTTTTCCCGCCAATGTTAATGGATTCATCATTTTCACTAACGTCGTTATTTTATCTATGACATATTTTATGGTATCAACGAAAGCATCAAACATACCCATAACTTTAGTTTTTATATCCTTGAGTGCTGGGACTCCCTCTATAAATCCATTCAAATAGTTTATTAATGGATCTAAAACTGTTGATATAGATTCACCGATCGGTTTTAATGCGTCCATGACAGACTTGAAACCATTTGAAATCTTGGAGAAGATGCCATCTTCTGATTTAGTTTCCTCTGCACCCTCCGATTTAGTTTCCTCTGCACCCTCCGCTCCACCAAAAATACTTGAAACGAAACCGGTTACGGTTTTTACTATTGAATCGAATATAGCACCCAAGAAATTCAATTCATCCTTAAGTATCTCAAAGTAAGTTCCAACTATAGCGGAAAGTATACCATCCTCTTCCCATCGCTTCATGAATGAATCGAATTTTTCTTTTACCCAATCGACAACGCCGCCGATCATATTTTCAATTCCATCTAAAATACCACTGAAAGCTTCATTAAAATCAAATCCATCCAACATTTTTGAAAATTCGGTGAAACCAAGTTTTTCTGCGATCCATGATACAACACTTTTTATAAGGTTCCCAATATCACCGATAAATGCTCTAAAAAACTCTTCTACAGTAGTTTTCAATCCTTCTATTATTCCACCATCGGAAAATGACTTTATTATGCGTGGGATTGAAGTCAGTAAGTCTACCACTATTCCTATCGGTCCCAAGATTGTACGGAATATACCTTTAAAAATTTTAAAAAACCACTTAAATACATTGAAAAATTTTGTAATGGGTGAGAACATTTTTGTAAGTCCGCCGCCGGGCATTTTTGGAAGAAATGATTTTATTAGGGATAAATCTTTTCCTAAATCACCAAACAAATCACCAATGGACTTAAATTTATTACCAAAATTTTGAAAGATTGGCATGATAATCTTTTTTAGTTTTGTAAATTTATTCGACAGGTATTCCAATGCTGATAATATTTTCCCTTTCAGTATTTTCATCTTATCCTTAATTTTTCCGGCGAATTCAGATGCTGCTGATGCTAATTTTCCTGTGAATGATTTGGAAACATCCTTAATATCAAAACCCAACATTTTTAATATTGTTTTGGGTAGGGTTATTGTGAGGTCTTTCATAATTTTTAAAAATGTCGAAATTCTCCAAACAACCGCTGATATTATACCAGCCAATGTTCCAAATAATATTCCCAGTCCCGCTGCAGCGAGGAATAAAACACCAAAACCCAATTCATCATCATCCTTTTTCTTTTCAACTTTCGGTTTGGTATTTTCCTTTATTTCATCTAGAGTATCATTCTCTTTTTTCTCTATTTTATCATTGTCTTTTCTGCTTTTCTCAGTTTTTTGTTCTCTAATAGAATCTTCTCTTTGAGTGTCCGAATCAACAGGTGAACTATCATTTGTTGGGTGATACTCTATCAATTTGACACTCCGGTCTTGGGTATCATCTGACGGAGTTCCTATTAAATCGGACATTAAATTTAATATATTATTCAAAAGAACAAACATAGATTTATGAAAATCCCAAATTGTAGTACCTATAACAGACAGAGTATTTGCTATAATATGTAAAGATGCACCCAATTCAGATAATATGCTATATAACGATTCAGCGATTGGATCGATTATCGATTCTAGATTGGAAGAAAGATTGTTTGTTACAGATTCGATATTAGTCGACAAATCAGCACCCAATTTTGTCAGGGGTTTAATGAATGATTTTATATTAGTCTTGAATCCCGATACAATGAGATCAGCAATTTCAAGTAAAACTTCCTCTAAATCCTTTTTGGATGCGGGAATATTTGATAATTGGGGTAGATTTTGTGCCATATGTCTTATTTATGACTTATTTTTAGCACGCTCTTCGTTCTCTTTTTGTATCGCCGTCTCAAGCAAACTGACGTAAATTTCTCTTTCGTATGGCATCATGTTCTCCAGTTCCGTCAGTGAAAAATCATTTGTATGATGAACAATTGAAAAATTCAGTCTATAATAGTTTTCTATACTATCATGAGACAGCGTTACAATAAAAAATTCTTGAGTCCCTCCAAGCGAACTTCATCTTCTTTTTTACATTTTTCACATTTCCACTTCAGGTTATATACTAATTTTGGTGAGTTTTCAAAGAATTTACCAACTTCTGTCAGTTGTTGAGCGCTTGAACATCCAGCAAAGAATTCATTTACTTCAGCGTCCGTGAAATCCTTTAAATGGAATACTTGGTCACCCTGATAGATATATTCGGTGCAGAGCACTATAATCTTCATGAGGAATTCAAACTGGTTGTTCATAGTTCCAAAATTTGCGAGATCGCCATAATTTGGGTGTCTCAATTTTATACCGATACCCTTATTCTTATCAAGTAATATTTTTGATTTTGACTCATCGGGTTTGTTTTCAACTACGATATCATTCAAATTCAGCGAAACTTCTTGCTTATGTTTACATTCGGCATCCTCACCGTGATTAACAACGAGATCCACAACTTCACCAACAGATTTTTTCCTTAATAGAACAAAAATATGCTCAATGTCGTATGTTGGTAATTTGGTTACGTCCAATTCCCCGAATGTACATGCTTCAACCAATTCTTGGATGGTATTATACATTTCGGATTCTTCCGCTCCCTCTTTCAACAGAAGCAGTTTGGATTCTTCGCCGACTAGGAATGTTCTATATTTGAACTCTTTTCCGGTAGAAATAAGATAGTCAGTATACGTTGGTACCGACAATTTTGGTAGGGTTGTTGCCATAATATATCACCTTTTTATAATTTAATGAACTTATTTATATTAATTTTTGAGGAAGTTATGCGACTTAGGGAACTGCTGACACGCTTATTAATCTCTTCCTTAAATTTCTCACCAGGAGCGGATACTCCAAAAAGAGTGGTTTCCATTTCATCCCATTTTCGGTATGCAAATGTTATTTGAACCTTCTGTAAGTCGTTCGTCGTTTCCCAATTTAATGGCATTGGAGCAACCACCATGGGCCAGCATTCTAACACTTCTATTTTGTATATTGGTTGCAATTCATCATTTAATTGTGTCACATGGAGCGTAGATATATACTCATCGTAGTATCCAAATTTAAAATCTTCAGTGGATTGTATTTGATTTTGCCATTGATCGAAGAATTTTTTCTCTTGGAACGACGCCGAACAAATCAGAGTGATATTCAAATCAGCATAACCAGACTGATTTGGTCGCTTGCGAGCGGGCCCAACAGTCCTATGTTCAGTCGAAGTAATACTTCTGCCCGGTAATTCGGAAGAATCACATCTAAAGGTTAACTGTGAAGTGTCAATCTCCGATAGTATACTGGGTGGGAAAATTTCTACAATGAATCTTGACGATTTTGTAGTTGATCGACTTCCTATATCCGATTTGAATTTTTCTAAAGATATCATAGACCTTTATTTATAGTGCGTCTACTGTCAAAATGTACTCTTTTTGTTCTTATCTGCGACCCATTTGCCATAAAATCGTATGTTGGAAGGAATAATGCTATATTCCAATAATTACCTGGGATATGAAATAAAGGACTGCGAAGTTGAGTATACAAATATTTTTTGAGCGCTGGTTTGTGGTATCGGTATTTTCTGACACTTTTTATTAGATCATATCGAATTAAAAATTTTGATGTTTCACTCGGTTGTCCATCCGGGTGGCGCGCTAGAACCTTCAATCTATCGAATAATATTGCTCGATACCATATTGGGAGATAATGAAGATTCAAACCCAAAAAACTATCACCTTTACTTTCTAATACTAGTACATACGGAAAAGAGTCAAAATATGGTAATGTTTTTTTATGTTTTGCGTCATATGCAAATTGGTATATCCGACCAGGTAAAGCTCTCTCTTTAAAAATACTAATTTTGCCGGTTCTAACGACTTTTTGTGATGCGTGACGCATACGACTTTCTGCCCATTTAGCGCTATCCTCTTTTAATTTTTCAAAGGATTCATTCAATCGGGCTAGTTTCAATATTTGTTTGAATGAACTCATTTTATTTTCAACTCCTTCTCAGTCAGTATCTTAAATTCCCACCCGTATCGTTCACAAAATACCTTCGCCGCTTCCCATTTAGCATGGTTTGTCTTAAATGTCAAGAACTCTTTTAATTTTCTTCGTTTCTTTTTCCAGTGTGTTTCTTGCAAATAATGATTAGCACCCAGGACTTTCGTTTGAGCAGCAGGTTTTACTTCTATCATCAATGTTTTAAAATTACCACCATTACTTTTCATTGTTATTAAAAAGTCTGGAAAGTACCTGTGCATTTTTCTATCAACAGGAGAGTAGTACGGTATCGCTATTTCCTCCGACGACCATTCTATGATTCCAGGGTGAGCATCACAATAACGCATAAACTTTCGTTCCCATAATGAACGGTAAACTATTTTTGACACCGAACCCTTGTATTTTTGAGGGTTTTTAGGAGTGTATTTTCCTTTGTAAGACATATAAATAGTTATACTATGGGAAAAATCAATATTGGAAAGATGATCGGGAAGATCAACAAAATACAAGGAAAAGTCGACTCCAAATTCAATGCAGTCAAGGGGAAGTTTGATAAATTAGAAGACAAACTAGATGCGTTCAAAGATCCAAGATCATTAATAGCCAGTAAAAAGGATCAACTTTTGAACAAAGCATTTAACAATATACTCGGTCTATCTTTCAATAATCCGGGAATAGCATTTAAAAAATATGAAGCGGATACTACACCAGAAACATTGATATATCCACATGTAATGCCAACCCAATCCTCAACATTAGAATTTAAAATACTTGAACGTGCTGCTGTGGGTGATAATATCAGGAAAGCGATAGCGTCAAAACCAAAAGGACAACAAGCATCATTTAGCGATATTATAGAAGCGTCGAAAGATGAGACAACTGAAGGTATCGATTATAATAAAACTATTCAAGTTTACGTACCGCAGGGATCATTAAACGTCGTACAATATGAGTTATAATGAGACAGAGCATGGTATTGTATCTAAAATAATATCAGAAATGAAGGGTAATAATGCTTCCGCTGCTGATGCGTTCGCAACTGCAGCGGGACAAGGATTAGCGAAAAAAGTTATTGACAATCAAACAAGTTCGAAGATTTTTGGACAATTTGGTCTCGCCAGAAATCCGAATTTGGAAATACTATTTTCGAGACCTGAATTCAGAACATTTGATTTCTCTTTCTCATTTTTACCACGAAACGAAAAAGAGAGTGAGACAATACAAAGAATGGTATTGATGTTTAAAAAATATTCACACCCAGAACCCTTGACACAGGATACAACTAACGCATTTTGGAAATTTCCCGATGTCTTTATTATCAGACTTAATAATCCAATGGACGAGGAAGGGAAGAAAATACCATTTAAAACTAAAAAATGCGTTCTAGAAAGCGTTGAAGTTGTATATGAATCATCCGATGGACTCTCACAATTCAACGATGGTTTCGCTGTACAAACAAATTTGAACTTGAGATTTAAAGAAATTGTCTCACTAACCAGAAAAGATATTGAAACGGGATATTAAATGAGTAATTATTTTGAAGTTTTTCCAAAGATAGATTATGACATAAACAATGACGGCAATCCAATCCAGGTAACCGATACAACCCTACGTTTCAAATTTAAACAAGCGTTGGCGCAAAACAAGTATAATTACTATTCCTACACTATAAAGGATGGAGAAAGGGTTGATATTCTTGCTGATAAGTATTATGGTAACTCAAAATATGCTTGGATAATAATGCTAACTAATGATATTATAAACCCGTATTACGACTGGCCCATGATTTATGCAGTATTCACTGCGTATATACAATCAAAATATGGATCGATTGCAACCGCTATAAGTACAATTCATCACTACGAACAAATTGGAATTTTGAAAGCGGGTGTCTTAATAAAATATCCCGAACCGATTATAATACAAAAAGCGGTCTACGACCTCATTAGCGAAGGTGTGACAAAATCGGATGCTGGGGAATCTATAATATCAACAGTCTCGGCGTATGATTATGAACTAGAAGAAAATGAAAAGAAACGACATATACAACTAATAGACAGGACTTATATTAACTCCGTCCTGGATTTAGTTAATAACATTTTTAGAAATGACTAATATAAAAGAAGCAAGTTATTATTCAATTATAGACTTATCTATAATATCAAGAGATGGTCAAAAAAGTATTAGACTTGACCATGTATTCAGTGAGCTCACTCTTGTCGAAAATGTATTAGAAAACACCATGCGGGGTAGTGTCAGAATAACGGATTCATCGGGTATTTTAGAAGCATTTCCTATTCATGGTGACGAATATATTCATATTGAATTTTCAAAAGAGCGTGATATGCGGTCTGATGATGATAAAATAGATTATACGGGATTTATTTACAAAATATCTGATAGAGGACACCCCGAAGGTAAGCAATCCATGCAATCCTTCATTCTGTATTTCGCTTCAGTTGAACAGATGATTTCCAGAAAAAACAAAGTTGTTCAAAATTTCTCAGGTAAAATTTCAAAAATAGCGCAAAAAGTATTCAAAAATGAGTTTGAAGATGGGCGATTAGACATATTACCTCTAACAAATCTATCTAGAACAACACAAAAAACTCTGGAAGTTGAATCAACCCTGGACAATTCAAATATAACATTTCCAACACTTTCACCCATTAAAACTATGAACTATCTCGCTGATGAAGCGTATTCGGAATCGAAGAGGGGGTCATTTAATACAACATTTTTATTTTTTGAGGATAGGGAATCGTATAAATTTGTGAGTTTGGAAAAAATGTTAGACGATCAACGAAATAACGAACTTGAAGAATTCTTTTTTAGACAAGCGGATATTGGAGAAGACATTACATACAATTCAGTCCGAACCATGCGGAATTTCAACATAGAAAACACATTTGATATATTAAACTCTGCTTTGCGTGGTCATTTTGGATCAACTCATGTAACATTCGACCCATTAACAAAGCGTCATTACCAAAGTGAATTTTCTTATGATGATAAGTTTGACGATTTAACACATGTTGACAACTATAGAACTATTGAAAATGATTTCTTTACAAGTGGATCTGAAATGAGTTTAGTGACAACAGGAACAACCAATTTCGGCGCTTCAAAATCGAGTTATATTGACGGAAAAGATGATGTTTTCTACATGAAAGAGGAAGAAATACCCCAAATAAGAAATTCTAGATTCAAACAACTTTTGGGTTCACAATCCGTTTCTTTTACTGTTGCTGGGAATCCAAAAAGGAAATTAGCGGAAGTAATAAATTTGTGGTTGCCGTCAATCATGAAAATAGGAGAACCAGACCGTGCAAAATTCGATAAATTCTATAGTGGTCGATATTTAATAACAAAAATAGAACATGTACTGATACCAGGTGAATATAATATGAATATAACAGCGGTAAAAGATGGATTATGGGGAAAAAGTAATGAATAATGCGCCAAAAAATATGGTATGGTTTACCGGTGTTGTTGAAAGTCGAGTAGATCCTCTCCAATGTGGACGATGTAAAGTGAGATGTTTCGGTTATCACTCTAGAAATGTAAAAGTATTAACGACTGAGGAATTACCCTGGGCTCTTGTGGGTGATGGAATTAAATTGAAGGAAGGTGACTGGGTTTTCGGTACATTTCTGGATGGAGAATTAGCACAAAGTCCTCTAGTCATGTTAAAATTTACAGGTATTCCAATAATAGCGGCGGAAGATGAGTCAATCGATCACGGTTTTCATGATAGAGGTGTGGACAAAACAACCAGACCATTCCCACCAAAAGAATTGGAATACTCCGCTGATGGGAACGCTGTAACAATAACGGAAGGTGAAGCAGACTTATATCCTGCAAAAACCGAAGCATATTTGAAACAATCAATCGAAGAACCCGATACGCCGAGATTAGCGAGATCTGATGAATTTGAAAATGAGAATACTGCAGTTGAAAAACGGGATTCTTTCGTCGAAACCGGCGTGATAACATCTAACGGTGTGGAATGGAACGAACCAAAAAGTCAGTATAATGCAGTTTATCCATATAACAGGGTTTTGCAGACAGAAAGTGGTCATTCCATAGAAATTGACGATACTCCTGGAGCAGAACGTCTAGCAATCCAGCATCGATCCGGTTCTTTTGTTGAAATTCATCCAAACGGGGATGCTGTATTAAAATTCCTCAATAATCGGTATACTATAGTAGCTGTGGATGATAATATTATAATTCATGGAAATTCAAATTTAACTGTGGACAAAAATAAAAATGTTCTCATAAAAAAGAATAGGGACGTTGAAATAACTGAAAATGATGATTTAAAGATCCAAAAAAACAGAACAACTTCTATAGAAATTGACGATACTACAAATGTTAATGGAAATAGCACCATAAATATAAAGAAGTCTGAAACACGAGCGATTGAACTGGATAAAACAGAAAATGTAAAAGGAAACTCGGCATTTACAGGAAAAGTAATTAGACTAAATTAAGGAGTATATTATGGAATTTCCGTTGAAATCAAGTGTAAGATGGAACGCAAGAGCACACAAACTTGGTCGAGTTGTGCAAATTTTGGAACAAATACCAGAAGAAAATCTAGAACTCATGGTACAACTATTCTGTACACCCAAAGAAGATCTTGAATCATTGTTGGCATTGTCCAACCATTTAAAGTACGATCCTGATACAAGAACGCTAGAAGTTTCGGGTGATATTGAAGTCCTCATAAAAGGTGAGGGCAAATTATCTAGCACTCAAGAAATGTGGATTGATTCGGGATGGAGAAAAACAAACCCTCTAACCCAGCAACCATATTGTATCCGATTAAATGACGAGGACAAGAAAAGTTGATAACACTTATCGGTTGTGACACTACAGGAGATGGAAAAGAGTTGAGATGGGGAATAAACCCATTTTCAACGGATGAAGGTAGCGCTCTAGATAATAAACACACCGACGCATTTCCAGCGGATTATCTTATAACGACTGCAAGTGATATGAACTTTTCATCTGATGTATTTTCATTAGATGGATTAAATTGTTATGATGAACCCAATCCACCAACTGATCCACCCAGAGAATATAATCCCATCTCAGATAATTTATTTTACAGATTCAGTATAATTTTAGAGGAAACTGCTACAGACATTGACGATCCAAAACCACAATCGTCATTCGATCAATTTCTATTCCCCGAAGGTATGAAATTACAATTCAAAACAGATGGAACGTGGAAATATTCTGGTCTCATTCCAAATCTATTTAATTGGGTACCAGAGTTAAAATTACCAGTTGGAGCAAAATTTGATAGCGCTACGCAGGCGGGTGGGAACTATTTTACATATTTCAATGTTGGACATAATGTATACCTGTTTACATGGAAATTAGTAGTTGACATCTACAAGACAGAAGAGGACTTTTTAACCGCAACACCGGGGATTTTGGAGGGTGATTTAGACGATTTTATAGATGCAAAGGTGTTTACATCTCGGCAGTTATACTCTGATTATAAGAGCGAAAACCCGATAGATGAATTGGACGTTTTAGAGTATGAAGAATCGGAAAATCAACAATCTTTATACATCATAAAATCACCGAATACTTTTCGAGATTTTTTCTTACAAACGTACCCAGAAGAGCGCCGAGAAGTTGAATTAGCGTTTGGAATATCAAAAATAGAGGAATATGATACCCAAATAGTGAACGGGAAAGAAGTCAGCAAATATTTTATTGTGGATGGTGTTAGAAAAACAGGATCGGAATACTTACAGTATCTTTTGGATAATGGATTTGTCAGGAGATTTACATAATGGCGATGCCGGTTCATAGA